ACTTTATTCATTAATTGTTTTACAAACGGAGCTTCACCATGATACTTTAAAAATAACTCTTCTGATTTTTCTTTTGATACTCCTAGTTCACCTTGTAGTTTTGCTTTTCCCATTCCATAGAATAAACCTAAATTAATTGTTTTTGCTTGTGATCTAGGTATTTTTGCCATCTCAGCTACAATTTTGTGAAAGTCTGTTGAAGGGTCGTTTTCATATGAGTCTGCAATTTTATTTACAGAGGGTAGAGAAAATTTTAAAGCATAGTGTGCAACAAGCCGTGGTTCCTGTTGCGAGTAGTCAAACGTACCCCACTTGCAACCTTCTTCTGGTATAAATAATGATCTTATTAAAGGCCCTGTTTCCGGATCCCTGGCAGGTATCTGCTGTAAGTTTGGATTTGAATAACTAAATCTACCTGTAACTGTACCACCATCATCAGATCTAATTTGATTTATGTCTGCATGAATCCTACCGCAATGTTCGTGTTTTAATATTGTATCAATAAAAGTAGTTCTAACCTTGTTTATTTTTCTAGCTTCTGCTATCATATTAACTACAGAATTATCATGATTAGAAATAAAATTTTTAGTAAATGAAGGAGAATTTGTTTTTTCAGTTCTGGTATAAGGTAGTTTTAATTTTTCAAAAACTTTTGCAATACTTGATGCAGCCCATATTTGAGTATCTACTCCTGTTTCTTTTTTTACTTGGTGTAACAATAATTCTTCTCTGGTGGATAATTCTTTTTTTAATTGATTGGCTTTTTCGACATCTACCCTCACCCCTAAGTGACGCATATCAACCAAACAAGGAAAGAGATCAGTCTCAAGATTAAATATATTTTCAAGATTATCTTCTATAATAATTTTTTTTAATTTATTCCATAATTTTAAAGTTATCTCTGCATCTTTTTCAGCGTAAGCACCAACTTCCATTGCAGGCATTCTCCACATTTCAGCTTTTGCATCTAGTCCTCTTTCTTTTGCTGCTTGAACTAATCTTGCTTCGCTTTTACCTTCACCTAAATGATGCCAAGACAAAGTATTTAAAGTATAAGAAAATCTGTTTTCATTTATAAGACTAGCTGCAATCATAGTATCTATGATTAAACCATTGATTTTTATACCTAAATTACGTATCCAACATACATCGTACATTGCGTTATGAAATATTTTTGTAGCTGGCGATTCACAAATATCTTTAAACCATTCTAAAGTTTTTTTACGATCTAAGTTTGGGCCTTCTTCATGTGCTATTGGAAAATAATTTTTGTATCCATTGACAGCAACAGCTATACCTATAACTTCACCATCACCTGATATTGCACCAGAACCCGTTTCTTTTAAATTAGGGTCACGTGTTTCTAAGTCAATTGCAATCTCATCTGCTTTTCTTAGATCAGGAAATTCTTTTGGTATAATCCATTCTGTTTGTACTACAATCATTTCTTTTTTAAATCTTTCATTGTTTTTATTTCTAATTCACAATAATGAATTATCTTTTCTAAATCTTGTATGCCATTTTTATTTTTATAACGACACACATACTTTATAACGTTTCCCTGAAAAAAGGAAAGTTCATTCTTTGAAATAAATTCGTAAGGTTGAATGTGAAAGTCTTTGTAGTGACTTCCTCCTATCTGTTTATCTTGTGGAAATGAATCTTTAAATATATCTTTGTGTGTCATAGAGGGTAGGCCTTTCTTGTTTTATTTTTTAATTTAAACATGTACAAATTATTTTTTGCACGTGTGTACGCAACATACCAAACTCTATGTTCTTCATCGGCTTTGTCTTGACTTTGATTCATAGCTTTAATTATTTTATCGCCGAGATCTAAACATAGAATTACATTATCTTGTTCACCACCTTTTATAGCGTGAATTGTAGAAATCCAAATTCTTGCGGGTTCATCTAAGTCTTCTTTATTCTCAAACAAACGAACAAAATATTCTTTATCATCGCTATGTGCTAATAAAAATTCTTCAAACCAACCTTTATTTTTATTCCATTTAATATTTTTAATATAATCTTTTATGTCTTTTACTTCTTCTTCTAATAATTTTTCACCTTCACGCCATCTTTCATAATTTTTTATAGCTTTGTGTAAGGTTACTGAAATACTTTTGCCTTTATTACTTTGAAAGTATAAACCTTTTTCTATTAAAATTTCTTCTATTTTTTTTAATTTAGATACAGTCCTTGCTAATATTAACCACTTTCCTTTAGTTAGATCTATTTCATCTAAATTATATATTTCTTCAGAAACACCTTGATAATTTCTAGGGTAATAAATTTTTTGTTTTTTTATTCCTACTATATTTCCTATCGCAATTTTAGACTGGTCTTGGATAGCTTTAGATATTCTTTTAGAGTATATTAAAACTTTTTCTTTTGCAGGTTCTTTTATAAATCTACTTACGTCTGCTCCAGCCCAAGCAAAAATAGCTTGGTCATCATCACCTGCTAAATAAATATCTTTAGTTTTTGTTTTTAAAATATCGTATAGCTTCCATTGTAATGGTGATAAATCTTGAGCTTCATCTATAAATATTACATCAAACTCTGGTATTTTTTCAGGACTATCTGTTAAATTCTTAATCATATCATTAAATTCAAAAACTTTTTTCTTTGTTTTATAATTTTTTAAATTTTTATTTATGTGATCTAGAGTTACCCAATCGACATCTTTAGGGTCATACTCTTCTAAATTATACTCTTGTTTCAATTCAACGTTTCTATTAAAAGCTCTTTGTATTATTTGAAAGTATGTGTTTTCAAAACCTAAATAAAATGATTCATCTTTATTGTAACGATCATAAAATTTTACTTGTAGGTTTAATTTTTTACCTAATTCTTCATAGTGATATGGTTGCATCACATCTTCTTGTATCATATCTAAACATTCAAAAGCTAATGCATGAAGTGTTTTAAAATATCTTAATTTTTTATTTTCAAAAGGCATTCTTTCTTTTGCTTCATCTGCAGCTTTTTTAGTAAATGCAAAGTATCCTATACGATTTAAAGGTACTCCTGTTCTTGCATAAGCTTTTGCTCTGGATATTAAACGATGTGTCTTACCTGTTCCCGGAGGACCATAGTATTTATAAATCATACTATCTGTTCTTCGCTTTCAATCTCTACTGTTTCATTAACTTCTTCTTTTTCTTCAAAAAGAAACAAAGGTATTCTAGCTACTCTAAGTGCTTTAAATGGTTTTCCATCATCATCCTTACCTGGATACCTTTTTTGTTTACCAAACATAACTCTTTTATCTTCATCTTTATCTTCATGATTAAACAATTCTCTTTCAATCATGTAAGATGTTTTTTGTGCGTCATGTTTCCACTCTTCGTTTTTTAATTTGTCTAAAAATTTATCAAAAATAAACCATGCAAAATTTTCTTCTACTAAAGGTCTACCACTTGAAAAAGACATGAAGCTTGTTGCCTGAGCCCCGTATATATGTTTCTCTAATAATTTTTTTAGTATTTCTTTAGGACTTGTACCTTCTGCAGGTTCTATAATTTCTATTTTTTCTTTACTACTTATTAACTTTAATATTTCATCAAATTGATCTTGTTTAATTGATGGTGCTACAATTAAAGCTTGTTCAAATAATACGGTTTTAAATTCATGTACTTGAGTTAGTTTATATGTATTTTTACAATGTAATTGTATTGTTTCACTTTCTTCAGCATTTTCTACAGTAACTCTCCATTCTGGATTAGGTTTGATATTTATTTTTTGTAGATTACTTAATGTTGGATAGTTTGCTTTTTCCCCTGATAATACACCAAATTTTCTTTTTACACATAATGCTTTCATACAATTTGGTTCAAGTAATGGATCAGTGCAAGTAAAACCTTTCTTTTGTTTTTCCCAATTCTTTATTTTTTGTTTTATATGATCGTCTGTCCAATGCTCATCAAAAGAAAAATACTTTCTACCTGCTTGTAATACCATTTTTTGCCAACTGTCTGTATATTTTTTCTTAGCAAAAACCATGTAGTTATATAAAAATCTATCTCTACCATCTGTAAACGTCATAATTTCTTTAGTTAATTTTTGTAAACATGGTGGTCCATCTTCAAACTCTTCACCACCACCTTTTAATTCTAAATAAATTAAATCTTCTTTTATTTTTTTAAAATTTTTTGGATCAACTAAGTTTAAACCAACTGTTTGTACAAATTTTTGAAATGGCATTTGACTACCATCTATATCTAATGCTTTTCTATCGCTACCATTGTAGGGTAGATTAATAAAATTACCATTGGATACTGTACCATCACTTGATATAAGTTGTGTTTGTTTTGGAAATACTTCTGTTGCATGTGGTAATTTAAATGCAACTAATAATTCTTCTAAAAAACTTCTTATCTCTTTTGCTTTGACCCATCGAGTAGTGAATACATATAAATGTAATCCACCACTCTTTGATAATACAGGTATTATTGGTAGGTCTTTATCTTGGATGACATCAAGATAAAATTTTTTATCAATAGGATATTTATCTACATCTATAGCACCAAACCTTGCCATGCCTTCATCAGTGCAAGGTTGTATACCTATTGATTTAATTCCTTTTATGTGATCTTCGTAGTCTTGATCTGTAACAGGAGTCTTAGTCCATTCATGTTTCCATTTTTTCTTGCCTG